TGCAGAGCTGTACCGGCTTGAGCACCACCAAGTTGAGTCTTACTGGTAATAACTGTCAGCATGGTGTTTAATTCATTGTAACTGACACCTGCATTAGCAGCAGCCGCCGCAGACTTCTGCATACCCTTTTCGATCTCTTCAGCTGTTGTCGCAGCTCGATCACCAAGCGCGGTTAATGCATCCATTGCTTCGTAGATATTATCAACAAGTCCAGTTTGAATAGCTGTTGTTAATCCCTTTGTAGCTGTAGTAACTTTCTGCCCAGTAACAGTCTAGAATTTGATGATCGCATCTGTACGTTCTCTTACTTCTGCGTCTCCAAGACCTTGACGATACAACGATGCCTCAACTTCAGCCACGTTAGTTGCAGATGTTTTAAGCTCAATTGCTTTATCGATTGTATCAGAACGGATAGATGCCATCTCTTCGTCTGTTTTGTAAGTGATCGCCTGGATCTGCCGCATTGAAGCATCATATTGTTTGACAAATTGGGTTGCTTCACGAATAGCAGCCATAAAGAAGCGATGACTGAACATACGTATAGTATGATCCAAGGTTTTATTCATCGCTTCAAGAGATGTTCCAACTAAATTTCCAAATCCACTAAAACGTTTCATCCCTTCATTGGCATCTTCAAGTTGCCGATTATATTTCTTTAGGTTTTCTGTTGCTGTGCTATATCCAAATTTAGCCATGTTCGCATCATGCTCATTGACCCCTGGTTTTAGTTTCCCATCTTGGTCATAGTATTTATCCATCTCTGCTTTGTATAAATCTTGATCTGCTTTTGCTTTTCCTGCCCCAATTGTTGCTTCTTCTTTTAATGAAGCATATGAATCATACATAGATCGACGACGAAGATAAGCTTGAGTCAATGCAGAATTGCTATACAGATAACGATTTTGCCTATCCCTTGCTGCAGCTTGACGGTCATAAGCAGATGTACCAAATTGTGCTTGTTGTAATCGTATTTTAGCCAGATCTTCATTATACTTATCTTTAACTGCAGATTCTTGTGCTCTCAATGCAGCGTATTGCTCTAAGGCTTCCGGCTATTGTAATGTAGCTAGTCTTTGCATAAAATTAGTGTATGCGTCATTATCAATTATATGATTGTCTAATAATGATTTAAAATTCTAAGACAGCCCAAATAATTCCATCATTCGATCGGCTTTGATATTATCTTTTAAAGGAATAGTCTATGCACGAGCTCCGGATTGTGAAGCATATAATGAATCTAACGCAGAGTTAGAAACGTTAATTGCTTGCTGCTACAGTATTGTTTGATATTTCTAACCTTGCTCGGATAGTTTTTTCAACTGCTCAGATCCTTTGTCTAAAGCAGATTGGTCTTCTTTTGTTATATTATTTGTTCCTTTATCTTTGATTTCTTTCTCAAACACTTCGTATGTCTATTGTGCCTGCTGAATGCTTTGTGTTATTTGCTTAAAGCCATCTGCAATACCGCTTAGTTTTTTATTACCGTAAGCAGATCCCATCAAATCCTCAATATGTGAGCCTGCTTGAATGGCGTCTGATTTATCTCCGGTTGCAGCTTCACGTAAAGCGGTCCTGTATTGTTCTAAAGCATGTTCATGTTTTTCGGCAGCGGTTGCTAATGTTTGCGCGTCTGCGCCTCTTCCCAAAAGAGCGTTGCGCTCTTCTTCATAACCTTCATGGATGCGTGATCGATAACCGACCCATTTTGAGTAACTACGATCTTTAGTTCTTCTATTAAGATCTCCTTGCATTTGCTGATTAAATTCATCCCAACTATTTTCAAATGCTTTAATATCTTGACGCAAACTCATTGCTTCTGCTATGGCCGTACCGGTGTCTTTACTCATCCTGCGCCTAGCAGCAGCTCCTTCATTTCTTATATTTCTTTCTTCTTCTTCACGAGCCTCTCGATAGACATCTTCTGTTGCTTTTTGGTTTGCTTCATATTGCAAGCGATCAAACCCACTATCTCTCATGTTTCTAATATTAAACTGCGATCCATTTGGTTGCGATCCATATGGGTTTAACATACCAGCTCTTAATGCGAATATAGAGTCGCCAGTTTGTTCTGCAAAAGCAAATCGACGAGCTGCGATACCTTGAAGTCGTTTTTCTACCGCTTCTCTTTCAGCTGGATTAAAATCCCAAACGTTTGTCTGCAATCCACCTTTTTCATTATAGGAAATTACACCAAGACGATCTGCGTTAAAGGCGCCTGGCCTGGAAGATTGATACGAATATAACTGGTCGCGGACACCCATTCTACGATTAGGATCCTATGATTCTATATGCCAATAATCTCTAATCGGTTTTAAGTCAAAATCGACCTTTCGTCCTTGGGGATCTATTAACCCAAGATCAACCCATCCTACTGATTTAATTTGTCCTGACCCATCTGGCAAATCACCGAAATTTGGATGACGTAACATTTGATAACTTGCTTTTTTTTGGCCAGGATGATTTGGATCATCTACTTCATATACTTGCCAATCCTTAAACCGTTCTGTAAACATACCTGCGGCTTGTCTTGCTCTTAAATACCTTTCATAATGTGGACTATTCTTATCAACACCGTCTTTAAACCAATGCTTACCTGCAGCTAAAACATCTTGAACGCCGTCGATTAAAGCTTCTGCTGGCTCTAATTGTCCAGTAATAATATTATCGAAGAACTTTTGAAAATATTCAGTATCAGGCATTGGAGTGCCTTCGTTTTGATGCTTTCTTTTAAATTCAGCCCATTGTCCCATGGTTAAATCAATGGCATTACCAATATGAGCTTGAGGAGAAGATACAGATTCTTTACCTTCTACGTAACGTTCATACCACTCTTGAGGATTCTTTTCTAATGACATAAGTTGCGAGTAGCTATATGTCTAATTATAAGCTCGTTGTTTTGCTTGCGCTATTTGCTGTGCTGTTCCCCAAGACTGCGTGGCCGCAACCATTGTTGGATTCAAACCAACAGCTATAGCCTGGTTAATTCTTTCTTGATCTCGAGATGCGTTAAAAGACGTTCCGAAAGCTGAAGCATCACTTGTAGTACGTAAACCATCAAATAGCTTCATATATCCATCGGTTTTACCTTCAACTAAACCAAGCATGTTTAGATAATTCAAACGAGATTGCTGGAGATCAAGTGCTTTCTTTTGGTCCTCCGATTGCAGGGGAGTAAAACTATGACTCTTCCAGTTCTGAAGAAGTGCAGTAAGTGTTTCCTTATCTTCTAAGCCAACGACTCCGCCTTGCGTCAGAAGCTTGGCGAATATTTCATTGTTCTTTTTGTAATACGCTGCCTGAGCTTGAGACAAAGGATCTTCTAATGCAGCTAATTGATTGGCACTCATTCCGTTAAATACAGGCAAGTCATTTTGTGCTTCTATCATTTGCTCGATCACACGATTAGACAGTGGAGTTTGGGCAACAGATGACAACGCTGAAGCGGTTAATCCGTGGAATCGACTAGGAAAGTTGATTTCTGCAAAATTGCCTAAACGTTCAAAATCATTATTTTGTATTGATCCAACTAAATTATTGAATACATGACTGAAAGGACGACCAAGTTTTCTAGCCTTATGAGCATATGAAGTCCATTTTCCTGCAACACCAGTCTTCATATACGTGCTGTCAACATCGTATAACTGTGCTAAATCTGCTGCAGCTTGACCGTACTGTCGAACCATTTCTGGATCATTCCAGTTGATAGTAGCCAATGCGTCCTGCGCCCTAGATATAGAACCCATCTTAATCTGAGACACAGCTTGTCTAAACATCAACTTATATATATCTTCTGGTGTCTGACTCCTTGGCGTGTAGTTGTTTTCCTGTTGGATTTGTTCTGCTGTTGGCTTTATGTCTGGATTTCTTTTACCGTATTTATTTGTACGCCCTTGATATGTGGATTGGACATATCTATATAAATCTTCTCTCAAAAGCTGAATGGTATCACCATCAACATCGCCACCGCCCATTTTAGCGATAGTATCCATATTGGTGTATATAACATCATCTGTTAGCCCATACTTCCGTCCTGCTTTCAGATACTCTTTAGAAAGATACGCTAAATACTGCTCTCCTGGGACAGCTGGCCAACGCCCTGCTCCAACATTTGGATCCGATAAAAAGCCAGCGGCTAAACCGGCGTATGTGCCGTCTGCGTTATCTTGCGATCTTAAAGAAAGAATATTTGCGAGATGTTTGTTTCTTATTCTCAAACCGTTTTTCTGACCGATTTTTATAATTTGCTCAGCAGCATTTGGAACAGCCAATCCCATCATAGCACCATTCTCTGAGAATAATTCATTGTTCAATCTAGAGATTTGTGCTTCTTGAATGGCATCCATAACTCGTTGACGAGCTAATGGCTCAGACCACATCAGAGCAGGATTATCTCTGATTTTCTTATCTAATGAATTATCTTCATCCGTAAATAACCTTTGCGCTGTTTTAACAGGATCGTTCCATAATTCACCTATATAACGATCCCAAGCTTTTTTATTTGCGTCAAGTTGACGATCTGTCATATCTAAAGCTTGCTACATTTGTCTTCCAAGGCTGCTCTTCCTAGAAATAAACTGACTGCCTGTTTTTCCTATACCGAAACCAAGCGGCGTAGATACTAATTCTTGCCATACGTCCTGTGCTTCTTTATTGCTTTTATTTTGAAATAACGGAGACTTAATGACTGAATCTGTTATTAAAGCATCATATTCCATAATGTCAAGCATCTGTTTTGAAAACTCTTCTTCTGTCAGCTTATCTCTAACAGCTTGTATGCCTTTTGTATTGTATAATTTTTTCGTTTCTTCGGAAGCATTTATTGCAGGAACATACATGTGATCAACGCCGTACAAATCTCTTATCATCTGTTTGTAGTCAACTGTTGCAGCTATTCCTTTCATTCCACCAACGCGAAATGTTGCATTATTTCCTGGTATATAACCTGGCATAAAGAATGATGCACCATCTAACCCGGTAACCTCATCTTTTTTCTGACCGGGTAACAAACCTTCTATTGATTTCAAATCAACGAAAGCTATTTTGCTTTTTGATGGCAGCCGGCCTCCCAACCGTTCAATAGGTACTGTTGGAGTTAGATCTCTGTTTCGTGCTTCAAGATTCTTATTTGACTTATCTGCGGTAGAAAACACATAATCTCCTGGCGTAAAGTTTTCAAAAATCGGTACGCCTAACTACTTTAACGATGCATTTGTTTGTGCTACATAAACATCTTCAGGAACCAGTGATACAACGCCATTTTTAAAATTAGTAGGCACATATCCTCCCATATTTCCGAATGGAGTCACTGCATATTGATGAGATGTGCCTGGTATTGTTTTTGTTTTTGCCATTAATTGATTGATGATCTTATGAGTTTCTTCATTTGCTCTTGGTTGACCGTTTTCCCATATCAAATGACCGTTTTTATCAGTCTCAAACATTTGCTTTGAAAAGTCTATCTGCAACATCTTTGGTCGACCATAGTCTGTTTTACTCCCATTTCCAAGAGTGTTATTGCCGTACATTCCAAGAAGCCTTGTGAATCCGGATTCTTGTATCATTTTGTTAATAGAAACGCCCCGCGGCCTTTCTTCGTATTCACTTTGCGCTTCTCCATTTGGATTTAAAATTCTTCCTTTTTTAAAATCATCCCATGTTAAACTCATGATTTGATATCTGTTTGGATTGGAGACAATTTGACTGTTAGCAACCACATTGAAACTTCCTGGAGTTTCCAATCTCGGCTTAGCTCTTGTGTACACAGGTTGAATACCGAGTACAGCAAGTTGTTCCATTGCACTAATTGAATCACGTACACTTCTATTATTACTGTTTGCTATTCTGCGAACATCATCCGGATCAGCTGAAACGATACTGCGATACCACTGAGGTTCTCCTTCTAAGGCTGGAATCATAACATCTTTATGTAAATGACCAAGTGCTCTGGCTAATTGAAGCGTTGATATAGGTTTGCTTGGCATGTGCAACGCCCCAGCTTGACCATTGCTAGTTGAGCGAGTTGCTAAACCGGCCATTTGCAAAGCCTGTTCAAAAGCTGCGTTTTGTGCTGCGACGCTTCTTACTAATTCATATGCTTGCTTTGTGAGATTGCCTGAATATGCAGTTTTTTGCTTTCCTGTTAATGACTGTATTTGAGGATTGGTTTCCAAGTTTTGGTAAATAGCAGGAAGACGATCTTGATAACGCAAGTATTCAGGATCAATGTTTGGTATTTTAATAGCTCCATTTGAATGCTTTGCTGCATTTGCAATAGAATCTGCACGCATAATAAAAGGATTCATACGGACAACTGCTTGCATAAGCCTTGTTAAATCAGCATCACTGAGTCCAGTGCTTGTACCCATAGCAGTCAAACCTGCTTGCATATTCTTGTTTAATTGCAATGTCTTCAACCACTCATTATCAGATAATGGTTTACTTCCTCTACCAAAAGCTTGGCTCATAATAGATCCTGCTGCTCTTGATAAATCTGAAAAATTCTACGTAAATACTTTTACCATCTCAGGCGCTATTTTAGCTTGAATGTCTGTAATGGCTGATTTTGTGAAAGTTGCATCTTGTAAGCTGGACATAATCATGCCAATAGTCTACGAGATACTACTACGTAGTTGCTCTTGAATATCTTTTGACAGAGCACCTGAATCATATGCTTTAGTATCAGATAAAAGTGACTATGTTAAAGAATGAATTGTAGCAGAAATTGTATCCATATAAGAGCGATATTCAATTGGTGAATCATTGATAGCAGAATTATTCTGTGTTAATAGATCGTTCGTTTTAGATAGAACCGACGAGATTTGATTGCCGAATTCAGAAGATACATCATTTGCCTTACTTTGAAATGATTCTAAATCAGAAATAGCAGATTGTAAATTTGCCACAAATTCCAATTCTATTTTTTCTGACATTGGAAATTTCCTCCTTCCAATATGTACTTTGAGTTGACAAATTAAATAAGCCAAGGTAATATAATATATATTACACAAGGGAGGGTATGTATGACAAACCAGATGATCGATAAAGTAGTTACAACCAAAGATTTTTATATCGACCATGCAGAAAACATCTTCAGATCACCATATAAACATATGGATGTAAAGTATAAAGGTTGGAATACTGCTGTTTTAATATACAATAATAATGTGTTCACATGCGACCGCCATACTCATTATAGACGCAAAGTAAGAGATCCTAACAACCTAGATAAATGGAAATATATAATCGAATACTGCGAAGCTGATGGATATCCACACAACGGTTTTTACGGTTATGAATACAACGTTCTAGAATTATTCTATGATTTTATCAAAAGACTACCTGATAATACCAAAATCATTGCTGCTCGTAATGGCGAAACTACAGCTCGTGAATTATGGAAGGCAGCAGACGTTTCTACACCGTTATGGAATGATAGTTTACGCTACAAGCCAGTTGGATTTCAAGACTACACGAGAGTAAAAATGTTACGCCGTCTTGAAACATTGTGTAAATCAAAGAATGTTATAGTAGATCTTACCCCGTATTATCTGGGATCTGTAGAACTTGTTATCCATAAAATAGAAGAAAGAACAGATGTAAGAGCATTTGCAGATGTTGACAAATGCAAATGGATTACCCATACTATCACATATGCTGATGGTTACACAGTAACAGAAACAACGAAAAATGGCATTAGTGATTATGTAACGTTTAAGCATGAACCATTAGTTTTTAAAGAAAAAACTTATGAATTAGAACCCAAAATACCTGATTTCAATTACCTAAAAATAAACGTAGAAGACTGATATATTCAACTTCATACTCCATCTTCAGCACTACGTTTCTGTTCATCTGATTTTAATTCTTCGTTTTTTCTCATATACTCCAGCAAATTCTTCACCAACTCATTCTCTTCCTGAGTCATCGCTGGATCAACAGTCTGCGTTATGATATCATGCAGCCATTCAGACACTGCATAGGACTTATTGACCTTGGCGTTCTGCTTCTTAACTTCCAGCTTCAGAAGTTCATACAGTTCTTCCGGTTCGATGATCTCCGGATGGATCAGATCAGCTTCCCGAAGCAGCATCCGATACGGAGGCTCAAGATAGGCCATACCCGTAGTGCTGTCAACCGTAATGCACAAATCGATTGCGTTGTTAATAAGATCAAAATATGTCATTGTGTTTCCTCCTATGATTAGATATAATAGCCGTGCATGCAGGGCTTATCGCTTCATGCAGTCGCCTTAAAAGGAGGTGGTTGCATGAGTAAGAAACTCATCAGCTTCGCCATGAACGTCCTTGCCGGCGTTCTGGCATAGATGATCTGGAACCTGATTTCATAGTTGCTGAGATAACCAGTCTTTAAGACCAACTTGTTTCCCGGATTTCTGGCGACTATGTAAGCGATAAGCTCTGCCTGCTCAAGCAGGAATAAGTAAACCACTGTCGAATAATAGCCGTGCAGACAGAACCTGAGCGTCTTGTGTAATTGCCTTTCGAAAGAGGGTGATTGCATGAAGTTTAAAAGAGAAGAAGTCAAAACGTTCATCTCCAACGTTCTGGCCAGCTTTATCGGTTAGCTTCTTTTGCACTTCGTTATATAGTTGTTTAGATGATAGCCTTTAAGGTAAACGGAATTTCTCAGGCATTCTAGGCGATTATGTAACACGACTCAGGTTCTGCCTGCTCAAGCAGGAATAGGTTATTGTACTTCGTCATTCCGGTAGGTTTCTGTTTCCATCAGATCAAACACGCGAAGCTTCAGCGTGTTTTCTTTTTCGTCCAGAATGACTTCATAAAAAATGAGATCCAGCAGCCCCGTACCGAGCATTACCTGGTTGCCGAACATGGTGATCACATATATTTCTTCTGTCGTCAGCTAAGTATCCGGATAGAGTTCTTCCTTAATATACTTCAGCACCGCTTTCTTTGCTGACTTCAGAAACTGATTGCTGTTCATCTGCCTCACCTCAGTGACGGATCCCTGTGATTACCCGATGATTTTCATCCGGCTTTACGGGTTCTTCATTGTCCCCGAGCGGGATGCAAATATGATCGTCTTTTTCGTAAACATCCAGATAAAGTTCTTCCCGATCTCCGTTGAAGGTTACCTCATAATAAGACGCATCAACATCTGTCTCAATCAGAGCTTTGTTATTCTGCAAAGTTTTGCAGCTCCACACAACAAATGTGTCGCCGATCTTGACATCAGGTGCATATTCTTTCAGATATTGGACCACGGCATAACGCGCTGTGTCCAGGAACTCTCTGCTGTCCATAATATCCTTCTTTCTTTTTGAGGATAGTTGTGTTATATTGAAGTGGCAGATGCGAAACTGCGCGTATGTAACCATCTCTACTGCTTGCAAAGGAGGTGGTCACATGAAGAGAAAGACTTACAAAAAGATCAAGCGCAGCTTAAAGGTTGCAGCTAGGATTGTATAGTTTTTGTCGTTGATCGCTGAAACCATACGTTTGTTCAAGTAATGACCGCACGTTATCACTTGCACATACCGCGCTGGTTACTGCGCAGCAATTGACCCTACCTCTTGCAACAGTTCCGCATCTGTTTTTTTGTTAAGCAATCTGACTATTGTGTTTTTACGTAGCGTGTGATATTTTGATATAGCAGACACGAGACTGCGCGTATGCAACCACCGCCCCCCAATTACCACAAAGGAGGTGGCTGCGTATGAAAAAGAAGACTTACAAAAAGATGAAACGCACAACGAAAATTGCTGCAAAGATTCTTTAGTTGGTTCTGTTTGTTGTCGAAATCATCCGCTTGCTTAAGTAACAAAATCGACAATTACTTGATGGCGGTGGTTGTTGCGCAGCAAATGTCCTGACGGAGTCCCTACCTTTTGCAACAGTCTCGTGTCTGTTTTACATTTCGTCTGCCCAGGAGAAGTCGCTAAGATCGCTGTCGGAACCAACCTTCACACTCTTACCGATCAGTTCGGCGAAGGCGTTTCCGATCTTCTTCGGCTTCGTCATGGGGTTCGCTTCCTGGATCATCTTCCAGCTGTCTTTAGCAAACGAGTTGCCAGCATAGTTGACGACGGCATCGTAGTTGACGCGCTTGCCCAAAGCAGCAAGCACGCTATTAAAAAACGGAATGGACATTCCGTCTATTTTCGACTCATCAGTTTCGCCAAGGTAGACGGCCAGCAAAGCCACGGCTTCGTCAAGGCTCAGTTGCTCATCCCCTTGGCTTGCCGGTTTTTTGCGGCCTCTTCCTTCTCATCGATATGATTGAGACGTTTGAATATCTTGACACAGCGGTCGATATCATCCGCAGTCATTGTGTCATAATACCTTGCAACCAGTTTGCTGTCATCAAACACCGCAACAAGAAAATCGAAAACGATCTGATCTCCGTCTCGCTTGGCATCCAGAACACCTGCATCCATAGACAGAATGTCCGGCAGCGGATACAGATCCAGAATGCGATAAGCCGTAGCGGTACCGTTCCGCTGGTACTTGATCTTGGTAGACTTGATCTCGATTTCCTTGCCACCGATCACGACTACATTATCTGGATTGACTTCCGGAGGCATAGGCTTGTCCAGAGCCTTGCCCTCCGGCATTTCTTTGTTCAGTACTTTGCCTTCCGGCATTTCCTTATTGAGTTTTGTTTCTTCAGGAAGATTCTTATCCAGAGCTGTCTTTTTGGGAACAGGCTTTTTCTCTGTGCTTGGCTCTGGAATGTCTTTACCTAAAACCGGCATATCTCAACCTTCTTTCAAAAAATGTATAAAAAAGGGGACTACCCCTTTTCTGTATTGAGGCAGTCCCCAGGAGAGCCTCTTGCTTCAACCTTTTAAAACCTTATAACAAGAACTCTTTTCATTGATTAGTCCAGAGCAGACTTCGGCACGTAGACCAGGCTGTACACGGCGTCGTCGGCCCGCTTCGCATCCATCGCAGAGAAGGTCACGGCATTCGTGGCCGCAGACTTGTAAGAAGTATCGAAACCAGGCATTTGGGTGACGCGGCAGCGATACACCTTCATGTTCAGATAACCCTTGATCGCGGAGTCGGTGCAGTCCTCAGAAGAACCGTACACGGGCCAGCGGAACAGGGCAGAGCCGATAGCGGTACTCTTGTTGTCGACCTCGATGACCTGAGCGTCGGCGACGGTGACTTCATAAGAGATCTCAATTTCGCCCTCTTCGCCGACGAAGGTGATCTCGGTGTGCGCAGGCACGGTTTCGGTAGCATCCACATCGGCCACGGCAAACTTGCCTTCGGCAGCAGTAGTGGCCTCTTCCAGACCAGCGATAGACACAGTGCCGGCCTTGGCGACATGAGCCAGGGTGGCCTTGTTGTTCACGATGGTCACGGTCTCGGTCATGTACAGGTCATACGCCTGAGGAGCGAAGGACCGGTTGTTGGCCAGAGCAAACAGGTCAGCGTTGAACTGGCCAGAGGTCAGGGAGATTTCCATGGTAGACTGGCCGGGCAGATAAGCCACAGGGAAAGACTACCAACCAGCGTTCACTTCAGTGAAGTTGGCGTTAGGCGTCACGTTGGCCTGGGTGATCTCATCGAAATAGAAAATACGACCATCGCAGCGCTTAAACCAGACGTGAGGCACATCGGCAATATAGCCCTTCAGAGGAGCAAGATAAGTTGCCATGAGCTATCATTCCTTTCATAGTTTGTTTGGATTATATGAAAAACGCTGCGCCCTACTCACAAGCGTTTATCATCAGTAAACCTTCATGTAATTAAAGGATACATGATACCGCACATATCCGGCAGTTCTCGTTCCAAGATCCTGTTCCTTTCGAACCCAGAAACGATAACCGCCCAAATACTTACCATCTTTGCCATTCTTCGTCAGTAGCTGAATCAGACGATTGGCGATCAGCTGCGTGCGGTATTGCAGCCGATCATTCCCTACGGTATGCAGGTGTTCGGTACGAACGTAGATATCGAAACACAGCTCGTTCTTCTTTACATTGGGAACGGCTGTATCCTCACCGCCCAGATCGGAATAAACAATACGCACATCTTCGTGTTCCAGAAGCGTGTTTGTATATCCCGCCCGGATAAAATACTTGTCTATGAAGCTGATGATGTTGGTGCCTTCCGGGATCATCATCAGCGATTTCAGTTCCTCGTCAGGCCAGATAACCTGACGGATTACATCGTTCCAGTCCCGGATCCATGTCGTCACAGGCATCCTTCATCACCCCACAGCCCGAAGTTTCGCATTGCCCATATAGTATTCAAACAGTTCCTTTAACTTGTCTGGCAGATGATCTAAATTAAAGATTACCCTGCCGGACATTTCACCGTCGAATTCTATCGTAGGTTCAATATCCTGCAGCTCTTCACCGTACAGATCCTGCGACCATTGCGGAAGATCCACGATGAATTCATTCAGGACATACTCCTTCAGCTCCGCAGCAACTGACTTCATACGTTCCTGCAGCGCTTCTTTGGCTTTCTCCATAACCACACTTTTGATGTCGATCACAGAATACCACCGGCCTTCTGCGATGCCTGCAGCATCAGACAGCCATAGCTTGCCGAACGATCCACGTTCGTCCAGGAAATGTCGGTGATCCGGTAGATATCCCCGCACCATTCGAACTCGTCGTCGATGCGGATGTCCCTGGTTTGCCTATTCAGCTGAATGGTCACCAGAGCGATAACTTCCGGAGAGATACCCGGGTTGCCGGAGTTGATGTAGTATGAAGACGTACGCCCATCATAGAAGTATGCGTTAGCCGGCAGTGCATCTACGATTGTTCTCCAGCCTTCCGGTTCAATCAGGTAGCCCAATTCGTCTACCTTCTCAGGCTGATAGCGTTTGACTGTCAGGTCGAAATTGCACAGCAGCAATCTGGATGGTGCATTATTTGCCTGCAGTATCACATTCCAGTCCGAGATATAAACATCATTTGTATCGCTGGCAATCAGCATATCGCCCTTGCGAAGACCACTGTTTACGTCACAGCGGATGTTTACATGGTTGTCTGTATTGCTGTAGCGGCTTTTGGCTGTATCCGCATAGAATTCTCCACGGATCACGGAGGGTTCATAGCCTTCATCAAACTGGGCATACCAGTCTTTGAAGATCGTGAAGTCCATGACCATATGCGGGATATTCCCATCCAGGAATTCAGTAAAGTCCTACGCCAGCGTTGGCGGACGATAGAATCTGGTCTTTGTGCCTGCTGGCACATATGGTTTCGGCATCTGCGCCAGCTCCTTTCTTACTGACGGTTAATCAGCTGTGCCAGCATCTCACTGATATTCATGTTATTGCATGGCACGTTCTGATAATACAGAGAGTTCGGAAGACGCTGCACATCATTCGCCGCGTTCAGCAGCAGATGACGGATCTTACCGAAAGCATCAGCAGTCTCCGGACTCCAGTCCAGTTTGTTGGAAGTTTCTTCCAGATCGCAGCACAGATTCTCCACGTCATTAAGGATCCGCTTCAGACGATAAGCCACGGCATCTGTGTAGGATACCAGCGGCTTCAGCTCCGTGTTGCACAGAGCGCCGTCCGGCTACCTGCGATCTACCCTCACCTTGAAATCATTGATCAATCTGTTCACCCTCAAGCGTTATAGAATGAATAGTCCGTCATCTTGTAGAATACAATCCGACGTTCGTTTTCCAGTGCTCCAATCGTATCCTGCAAATGCCCGTACGGTTTATCTGCGTTTGCAACAGACAGCGCATCCGTGGTGTAGGAAACGATGTTGTTCACATCGGTCTGCACCCTTTTAAAGAATGCGATTTGTGCAACCAGCAAAACATACTTCTCCTCGTCGATCCCAAGATCGTCGCTGAAATATGATTTACCGGTTTCGGTGTCAGTCTCAAAGGAAACACTGGTATATCGAGAAGCGCGGCCTGTATCGATGTACAGGGTCTTGATGCCGCTGATCACCATCTTCTCGTAATCCGCCTGGGACAACGGCTCTGGCGTACGCTGCCAGGCTGTCAGCTCCTGCAGCTGTACGGCAAGCTCTGTAATATTCGTCATGCCGCCACTTCCTTTCTGTCTTAGTTAAATGCGTCAAGCCAATCCTTGTTTGGCATTTTGCCATTCAGGATCTTCAGCTTGCTGGCAGGCAGATCCATCTTCACTGCCACATCATAGATTGCATGAAGTTTTACTGGATCCTCGATCCCATCCAGCCAGGCTTCCATTTGCTTGCCAGTCTTTTTCAGCATTGCCATGATTTCCTCGTCTGTCATCATACGCTCTTCCTTTGGCGCCTCCACGATGTTCAGCTTATCCAGAGGAATTGCATTACCTGCAGCATCCTTGGGCACCAGCATGCCTGTGCCAAAGAACTTTGTCGTCTGGCAGACGCTTTCGATGTATTCGATGTCCGCAGCAGTCAGCATAGCAAAGCTGCCGGGACGAATGTTATACTGTGTGCCACGGGTCGTGGTCACACCGATATCAAACTTGCATTCATTGTACACACGGAAGGTTGGCTCCGTGTAGCCGTTCATCATTTCCATACCTTATCCTTCTTCCTTCATTGCGAGAGAAGAGAGAGGGGCTGAAACCCCTCTCTCGTATTCGCAACTGTGATTAGTTGATCTTATAAGCGCCGATGGTAGGCAGCTTGCCGCTCACGAACGCAGCGCCGAACCACTGATCCAGACGGATCTCGTACACCATGTCATCGATGTTCTGGCTGTCGATGCTGTTCACGCCGCCCTCGTTGACGATCTTGAGGTTACGGGTATCGCCGGACATGCCGCCAGGGATGATGTACAGCCAGTCGGTAGCCAGGACAGGAGTCGTGGTGCCATCGAAATAGCTGTTGGTCAGAGAGATCACGTCCACACCGTTATACCGGCCAATGAAGCCGTTGCCGTTGTGCTCGTTAATCAGCTCGGGACTGAACTGGGTCTGCGTGCTGCTCATAGCCATACCGGTCAGAGGAGCCAGCTGCTACACAGCAGCCTGGTCGCCCAGGATGGTGACAGGACCCAGCCGGCGGAAGTACGCCAGCTGCGCATCCAGGGTCTACTTCACAATGCCGGGACTACCCGCAGCATAGAAGGGGGACGCGAAGTCCGCGATGGCATCATGCAGAACCTTCTCCACGATCGCCAGCTTCTTGTTGGTGATCTCACGGTTCGCTTCCTGGATCAGGTCAGCCATGTTCACACGACCGGCACGCAGATCCACGATGTTGATCGCGGGACGGGCAGAGATCTCCACAGTCTCCACAGAGACCTGACGATCCGCAACCATGCTGCGCTTAGTGGTAGCACCCTTGGCCTGGATGTAGGCCTTGATGCCGCCAGTCCGCATGTTGAACATCGCCTTGTCGTTATAACCGATGTTCTTGATATCAGCGATGCGATTCAGGAAATCCAGTTCCTTCTTCTGGAGCTCGTCCACAGTGAAAGCAACGGTCTGAGCAATCTGCTTCCGATTCGCTTCGTTACCCATATCCACGGTCAGCTCGGAAATGATCTGAGCGGCTTCCTCCGCATTCTAGGAATCAACCCGCTCATGGTTCGCCTGCGCAGCCAGCACCTTGATCAGCTTGCTGTCGCGATTTACCTTAATGTCCGCCATTGTCTTTCACCTCCTTAACCCACCTTACCGGTGGCCAGCACGCCATACTCCGTACCAACGACGGGGGTGCCGTTCACCTGGTCGGTGACGAATTCTTCGCCCACCAGCAGCGGATGAGCGCGCAGATACTTGCCGGAAGCGGTCGTGTAAGTGGTGGTGTCGTACTCGGCATCCGTGTTCACTTCGAAACCGTTCTCAACAAAATAAACCTTCTTACCCAGAGCAGTCACAATAAAACGATAGGCAGGCATACCATCGTAGATCGTGGTAACTTCCTTGCACAGCAGCTTGGTGTCGGAATCCGCAGTCGGCAGATCCATCACCAGTTCGCCATTGGACAGCTTGGGAGCGACGAGCATGCCGTTGGCAATCGGATTCGCGTTGCCGTTCTTCAGCTCGCCTTCATACACATAGCCCTGCAGGGCCGTCATGTAACCAGCCATGTGCTGTCATCTCCTCACGTAAAAGGGAGGCTGAGCCTCCCAGTAATATTGGGCAGTTTACGCTCTGTCCAGCAGCGAATAACTGGAAGGCTTTTCAGCCTTCTCCAGAAGAGAATACTTATGCCCGGCATTCGTATCAATATCTGCCAGGAAAGGATTGACTTCGTTCGCGGATTTGGAAGCAGCCTCAGCGATTATCTGCTCAGGCTTGTTCTTGATTTCGTCCAGCTCGGCTTTCAGCTGCTGAATCATGCTCTGCATTTCAGTAATAACGCTGGCGTACTTATCTTCCTTCTCCTCTTCGGGATTCCCGCAGGCAGCCATTTCATCATCTGGCTTCTCTTGCTCTTCGGGCTCATCCGGTTCGTCATCCTTCTCTTCTTCTGGGTCGGTCTCAGCAATAGAAGTTGTCTCCAGCGGAGACGCAATCTCAGAATGCTGTGTGACCGTATCATGAGTTTCGACACCGGTCTCTGTATCATAGGTATGCACAGAATGCTCGGTATAGGTTTCCTCACGAACAATTACTTCGGCGACTTCAGAAGCTTCGGAGACGACATCTGTCTTCGCTTCTTCCTCGGTCTCCTGGGTTTCGGTTTTCGTCTCGGCAGTCTCAGCTTCCGCCACCGCTTCTTCCTTCGTGGTCTCTTCGGCCACGATGTTTTCTTCGGCAGCTTCAGTCTCAGCCGCTTCGGCGATCACCGGCTCCTCCTTTACGGAGGCCTGGAGTTCGTCCGTCATCTTGTTCTCACCCCTTCTGCAATCATCTGCAATACTGTTGCACTCGGCCACCAGATCCAGAGCCACCGCATTCTCGCACGCAGGGAACGTTACGATTGCGGCACCCTCCAGGAAGTTGTTCTCTCCGGCATCGATTTCCAGTGTCCCGTCGTCCAGCTCTCGATAACTGCCACAGGAGATCTCAAAGGAGAACTTCAGCGCGTTGTCCGCAAAGAGTTCAGCAATCGCTTTGCAGACAGCCTTGTTCCGCTTCATGATCCTGGCATAGCCGATCAGAGCCGCACCTTCAGCTGTTTCCTCTTTCTCATACTGATAGAAGGAACCAATCTGGGCAGAATGGAATTCACCGGTCCGAGCGTCATACAGATGACCAAGGTGTTCATAGTTCCCGTTCGCTAACGCTTTCACGTCTGCGCACACGGGCAGCCCGACATACTTCTCCTGATTCTGGACGATCTCGTCCAGGAACGCAGGCGTCACTCTCACACCGTTAAGATTAGCTCCCGGTGTTTCGAACAGCCGAGCTTTGACCGTCAGATAAATATCTGACTGCTGAATTTCGGAGATAACGGACGCAATGAAGGTAGTTGTTATTCTTTCCATTGGTCTTTCTCCTTACGCTCTCTCCCATTCAATGGTAGGGGCAAAGAATGTTTCGAGCTAATCTATAACAACAGCCGAATGGCTGTTATTACCATTATCAACCGGAGTCTCCCATGCTTCCTTCCGGATTGGAAGGTTTCGGTTGCTTGCCTCTGATCGCAGAAGCGGGGTCAGACGTTCGTTCGTCGTCTGTCATTTCCGGCCTGCCAACTGGATTGCCGGATGGTTCTTCTGACTGCTGCTGATTCATCTGATCTCTTGGAATCAGAATTTCGTCTGTCCCATTGGCAGCCTCGGCTTCGCGCTTGGCGCGTTCCCGTTCCAACGAATAACCATGAGCAGACATCATGGTCTCGGTGCTCACAAGTCCCTGCTCCCACAGCTCCTTGCAGGCATCACGCAGGGATTTGCGTCCTGCCATATCCAGCGGCATGAAGCTGAACTCAGGTACCTCTTTCAGATTATAGATATGCTCCTCCTCCAGGGACTCCCGGAAGATCGCATTGATCTTATTCATCAGTTCGCAGATCTCATCCCTGGCGGCTTCGATCCGGACAGCAGCTGTACGCTCTGACACTTGCGCGGAAGCGAAAGTAGAACCGTCCTCACTGATGTCGCTGACCATGATCCCGCTGATGCCACCAGCAGACAGGATGTCGTTGTTCACATCCCGATACTTGTCAAACTGGAACAGGTCATCCAGTTTAGGCTGCACCACGGTAGCCTTCGCCAGCTGATTGGTCACTGCCAGCGGAAAGCCGTTCATGGCCTTGGAGAATACAGACCTGGCAGCACGCAGCTGATTGATGTCCGGCAGAATATCCGCACCCTTCTTCTCGTCACCATAGGAGACGTGTACGAAGGAATGGATTCCCAGGTTCAGCACGGCGTCCTCATACTTACCAATCAGTTCCTTTTTGGCTAACGCACTCAGACACGCCGCGATAAACGGGATTGAGTACCTGTGCCAGCCTTCCTTGTCACCCTGAAGCACCTTTGTGTACTTCGGGTTCAGCTGTGCATATTGAGCGCCTTTGTTCAGCGCCTCCTGCACTTCCGGAGGATAGCCCGCAAAATAGGTTTCCAGGTTATTATCCTTAATCCAGTTCTCCTGCACAGAGTAGCTCTTCTGTTTCCATTCGTTGTAGATGCTCTGGCAGTCGAAGTCAACGATAGGTTCTCCGTTCAGAGATACACTGCCGATCTTGCACTTGTGCACGGGAAGAGTGATCGGGATCCCGTTCATGATATAGACGAAGACGTTGGAGTACTTCCAGTATTCCAGGCAGATGCTGTTCAGCCTCTCCCGAAGACGGATGCGCTTATAATATTCCTCGTAGATCTTGCGCGTCTTTTCTGTGGCTCCACTCAGGACCCAGGGAGAAGATAGAGTATACGGCACATATACGTGGCGTACGATACCGCGCACAATGGGATCAGCATCCGTAAAGTAATCCGCCAGTTTGTATAGATCCACAATATGGTTCTGCTTATCCCGGAGAATGTTCTAATAATCAAACCCGCTTAGTTCTCCAGAGAAAGTAATATTAGAATTGCTGAAGGTCTGAAAGTTTTTCTCTTCTTCCTCGTCATCCCGTCTGTTTGCGCCAACTACGTCCACCACTGGACGTTTGACTGGCTCCGGAGGCTGCGCCACCGGGTTGCGTCTGAAACGATCAAATAAGCCCACTGGGCACACCTCCCTTTAGAATGCGCTGGCTAAACCTACAGCCGGAGCGCCTTGCTTGTATTTCTTGACGTTCTCTTTCTCCATCTCGCTGACATAGTCCACCGCCATAGCGAGAGAGGAGTAACGGTCCTTATGCATGGAATTCCTGGGCGTATCATACAGCACATGGCCGCTGGTCGACATCTTGGCAACGATGTTGCCCATCTCAAACTGCAGTGCGTCTGTTTCCAGATACACCGCTTTCTCTTCCATGCTCATGCTTTTCTTACTGTCCTTCTCCGCTTCGCTGGATTGGATCACCCGGCTGCTGACTGGCAGCTCGATTGTTCGCTTCTCCAACGCGACGCGAAGGTTGGTGTACAGCCGCTGGTTCAATGTCTGCACAGCCCGGAAGGGATGCAGGATCTGCAGAGCGGCTGCGTTATGGTTCATCATGTCATCCACGACTAAAGGCGGATACTCCTTGCCTGTGGTCAGATCCACATACTCCTTATCGAAGAAGCGATCCAGACTGTCGCCCAGACCACGGGCATCGTAAATGATCCGTTCAGTATTCGGGAATTTCTGATGATACAATACCCGGATCTCGTCCGCCAGGACATCCAGCTATTTCCCATGGAAGGAACGGATGAAGACCAGTTTCTTGGCAAAGGTACCATCAGCTCGCTCTGTGAACTTCAGCACTGTGATGATGGAGTTGTCAGCGTCCTTGGCTTCCGAGGTTGCGATATCTAGAGAGATCACATACCGTGACTTGGAGTTCTTCGGCTGTTCCATCTCAACCTTCGTTAACGTCCGGCAGCTCTGCGTCAGCTCATAGGGGAAGGCGGAGTTGTTATTGGCGCCTACGAACTTGGAGCCATACTCCATCTGGAATACGATATCCGGCAGCTTAGCTTTCTCGGCCATGAAGTATTCCATGGACGTGATCCCGTTCGCCACCGCAGCGTTGTAATCCAGAGCACAGGCAAAGGATTCACGCCGGCCTTGCGCCATGTCGCGAACGACTCGTTTGAATTCGTTATAGAATGAATTTGCCTTCTCGCAGGCGGAGGTGATGTTCACCGTCTTGGAACTGTAGTCCTTGAATCCGTAGTTGAAGGAGATGTCCC